TTGAATGCTTTAATAGTATCACTACTAATTACATCTAAATCATCATCATTCCAATTATCTTTAATTAGATCATCAATTACTTTAATTGCATCATCAGTAATTTTATCTTGAAATTCAATTAAAGACTGTTTTACTTTACCCATTCTTTACCTCTCATTCTAATACTAAAAATAGTATTTAGGTTGATAGACCTCCAAGCTAATTTTGGATCGTCTTTATTCTTTTTTAAAAGAGTAAGATCAATAACTTCTAATAGGTGATCTCTATTCCCTTTTAATTCTCCACCAGAAAAAAACTTATCTGATGATGGTATTCTACAAACTATCTTACGATCTTTTCCATTAGCTTTTTTAAAACTAATTGAAACAATTTCTTTTGATAGAATGTTTTTTAATATTGATTTAGTATTCATATAATCACTCCCTTTAGTTATTATATATAATAATATATAATCTCATAAAATAATATATCAAGTATTTTTTTCAGATATTTCTGAAAATTTTTTAAGCCTGTGTATAAGTCGGGGCAAGGCTCATTTTCCTGGTTTTTGCGTCTTGCGTTTTTTAAAAAGGGGCAACCCCTAAATAAGTCCGTAGGTCAATATATATGCAGTATATATATAAGTTTTACACATACAGACTCTGTGGTATAATAATCTGATGTCCGACGTTGAAGCGTTTAAGCGAATAATCAATTATGATAATATGGATTCTTCAGAGCTAGAAACTCTAAAGAAGAAACTATTACTACGTCAAAAAACATTTCAATTAAAAACATTGGCTCAAGGTAACTTCTTAAAATTCGTAAAGCAAGTATGGCCAGAGTTTGTAGAGGGGCCCCATCACATACAAATTGCAGAAAAGTTTCAAGCCTTGGCGGAGGGGAAGATAAATCGACTAA